CCGACAGCCATATGAGACATTGCAGTAGCTGTCGCATCTTTCATGCGAGAAGCGACATAGCCTTTGCCTGTGGTGACTACTAGATTGTCGATATCTCTAACAACCTCATTGTTTATTGAAATGATCAAGCGACCTTTCATTTCCATTTGCGAATTAAAATCCATTGGTTTGATTCCTGTTAGTTCAGCGTCGAAAAGTTAAGTGGCGCTGCGTTGACCACAGCGCGTGGGAGAATAAGTACGTTAAAGTTTTCAGCCATCGTTACTGTGTCAGCGAGAACTTTAGTTACACCAAACGTCTGAGATTCAGTAAACGAGATGATATTTGTTTTTGCTAACTGGTCTTCGCGGCTAAACGCATCAATCGTTGCTGCGTCATCCATAGAGAACGCATCCGCGAAACTACGGCTGTAAGTTACAGTTCTAGAGAAAACATCAGTGATCGGCTGAGTGTCAGAAGTTGGCTTCGTGAACGTGATCGCTTCTTGATCTGTGACTGCAAATGAGTCTGCGCTTCCCTTTGTATATGAAAAGGAGGGTGCGTCAACCATTGTCGTTGCATCAGCCAGAGAACGGCTGTACTGAACTGTGCGCGAAAAGGCATCTGCAAACGCAAACGTGTCTAAAGGGTTCTTGCCGAAGCTGGTTGTTGCAGCATCAACAAAAGCAAAGCTGTCGGAAGTTATCTTATTGAAAGTGACAGAGGCGCTTTCCGCTACTTGGAATGCGTCGAAGAAATATCTAGTCAAAGAATCTGGGTCGAGTACAAATTCCGCCGACAATAAAGTGCTCGCTGAGACAGATCTCAAGTCGACAGTAGTTGACCCCGCTTGGAGGTCTACACTTTTTATGACTAGTTTAGTTGCCATTAGTCAAAATCTTCACGGACTTTAAACTTCACAAGATCGTGAACTGTTTGCTTCGCTCCAGACCCTGTGTAAGTGATTTCAACTTCCCCTTCGTAAGTTCCAGATGTAGCGAAGGTAGTTGTAGCGAAATTAGTTTCACATTTCCCGTCGGTGGGACTGGTGATCAACATCGTCCTAGTGTCTGCGAGGGCAGTCTCACCCACCTTTCGCAAACGCAGAAGAACTGTAGTACCCGTTAAATCTATCGCGTCCCAAGTATCACTGTTGTCAGGATCTAATACAGCGCCAGAGGCAGCAGTGTTTTTATCTTTCAGCGTTAAAGTCAAAGCAGGGAGCGTGTCACCTGTTACAAAGTTTAAAGTTGTTGCATATGCCATTAGATAAACGCTCTCTTTTTAACCGTTAATGACCCACCTGAGAATCCATATTTAACCTGCCGTACCGTCCGCCCCACCTCCTTATCGAACAGTTGCTTGTTAACGCCTGCCGAACTTGGATTGCTAAAAGGTTGCCCCGGCATCATCTGTAATCGATAAAGAGCGCCCTGAGCGATAGTTTCTCTGTGCTCTTTACCAACTGAATCTGGAACACTAGTTGATGTTGATGATGGCTTTAGCGAATACAAAACTCTAAAGGTGTCTGCATCTGCCGGGATAGGCGCTATAAAGAAAGACGAGTTGTCCCTCTGAGAATAATACCTAGGAGTCCCTCTCTCAGTTTCGTCGCCAAGCCTTTCTAATAACTCGTTATAACTAACTGGTTGTAGTTTTGTTTTGTCTGCATAAATATCAGTGATGTAGTTCATTTCTGTCCCGGAAGGAACAGTTACTTCATATTCATTAAGTCCAGCAATAATAGGTATGCTTTCAGGCTCTGGTATATACACGCCTGTCCGCTTACAAAACTCAATAGCAGAATCCCGAATAGCTCTCTCGATAAGAAAGTCGGGAGCGCCCTGAGTCTCTGGGCGGACGTATAAACTAAAGTCTGAATATTTCATTAGCCACGCCCCAAATTTATATCCGGTGTGCTAGACATTGGCGTTAAAGCGGCATCAACCTGAGTCTTAATTCCTAATGCGCTAGAGAATCCGCTGTAGTGCATAGCTGCTCGTTGGGAGTTACCCGCGAACTCGGAATCCTTTTGATATGACCTGTAGAGGATGTAATCGAGAATAGCGTTTGAATATATGTCATCAACGCTAATCACTGTTGTGTCGTTAGAGAAATTGCTAATAACAATATCCGTAGGAGCGGCGCTATACACAATTTCTAAATAATGCGAAGAACTGCCTTTAGGGTAGACATAAAAGTGCTTCGGATCTGCCGGGTCAAAAACAAAGTGTTCAATCTTTCTGGTCGCGTCAGCAACAGTTTCGTGCCAGTTAGGAAGCGTCTCATCGAGTATTTTTCTATCGACCTGAGTGATCGCTCTACCGTTCTGATTACGCACAACATCTATAAGCCTTAGACCAGTTGTGGGGATGCTTTGTCTACTACCCGCAACACATTGGTGATTGGCAAGACTTTGCATATTCGCGTCAGGTCTATGCAATATGATTTCTTTTTGAGCGTCATTAAAAAACTTTAAAAGCTCATCATTTGGGAAACGAACATTACTACTATCTTGCAAGATAATTGATGCACGACCCAGTACGTCTACGACTTTAGTTGTCGCCATCGTCAGTCTCCCACTCAATAATTTCTAAATCTGGATTGCCCGAAAACAAATCGCTATAACCAAATTCGTTTCCAGTGAATATGTTTCTTACTATCTTAGGTCTGCGAGCAGCCTCCTGTTGTGGAGGGTTTTCTTTATCTTGAGCCAGACGTTCTAATTGATCTTTAAGTTCTGATAACTTCAACCTTCTATCCAGTTTTACATCAAACTTTTCTTTAGCTTCTTCAAACAAAGAATCTTTTTCGGTCTGTGCAGACATAAGTTTTTCCTATAAAAAAGAAGGGGGAGGAAACCCTCCCCCTTCAAAGAGGACTGTTACGTCCACTTACCGACAACAAGGGCGTCAGGGGTAACAACCTTGCTACCGAACACTTTTAACCCTCTAATTTGATCACCAAAGGTGCTTTCCATTCTTACGGTTTCAGCATTAGTGAACTGAGACGCAAAGGAAATTGCTTTGGGGTGACCAGCTAAAACGTGGGTATAACCACTGTCTGAGCCTGAGCCGGGTGTGTAGAGCATGTTGCTCTGATAAACCGTGAAACGATCAACCACTCCAACTTTGCCATTACGCAAAGGAGAGGTGTCATCACCAGTTAAGTAAGCTTGACGAAGCTCAGATTGCTTTAGCAACGAAACAAACTCAGGGCTTAGAACGATGAATCGCCCTTCCTCTGGAATGTTTAGATTGTCTAGAGCAGTAGACATGCTTAGGATGCTGGTTAGGACGTTACTAGCTGAGATCGTGGCTTGCGACTGGATAGTCGTAGCGCCAGTAACCGCTCCTGCTAAAACGTCTGTCTCAACAGCGATTCTCATACCCTCAGAAGCGTCAGAGCTAGCTGCTTCAAGCAAATTAATATCTGCTTGCGCTGCCAAAACATCGTCAACTTTGAAACTATAATATTTCGCCTTATCGATTAGAAGCTCAACTTTGGCTGTCGTAAGCTCTTGAGTCGTAATCGATCCTGCATAGTCGTTAATGGTTACCGCTGGTACGGTTCTTATGACAACTTTCTCCCCGGCTCCAGTAATTTCCCCTTCGTATGCCGTGTTGGAAATTGCTGGTAATACAGACTGTTTATAAAACTTAGACTGTAATAATTTTGAAAAAATAGCTGGTATAAAGTTTACTTCAGACGTTGTACCTGTAGAAAATTGAGAAAAAGACATGGTTAAAAATCCTCACAAGAGTTTAATTTTAACGGCGAATTCTCCCTTGATTCTGTGCTGATAAAATTTCAACTTGATGCTTCTCGAATTCTTCGTTCGACATCCGTTTGATTTCATCTACAGTCCAAGTTCGTCTTTCGCCAGTTGTGTTTGCCTTTCGAGCTTTTGGCATCTTCGGTTCTGCAACCGCTTTTGCTCGCTCAAGAGGCGTCTCTTGCGGCGTAGAAGAATCCAAACCTAAGTCCCGCTTAAACTGCGAAAGAACAGCATTCACATCGTTAGAAGTCCCAGAGTTGACCCATTCCTGTATCACGGAATTCTGACTATCAAGCCAAAGTGACCAGTCTGACGTTTGAGTTATTGACTCTACGTCTGGATGAACAGCTTGTATCCGCTCGAAATGAGCGTCTTGTGCTGCATTCTGGGCATCTTCAAATGCCTTTTGTTCTTGCGCTGCCAAAGTAGCCCTTTGGTTCTGCACTTCTTCTTGCGTCCGGTTCAGTTCGTCCAATACTGGTGCGAAGTCGGGATAATCCTCCCGCAGTTGTTGCAACCTTTCATTGTCCTTCTGTCCTTCCGCTAGTTGTCCCTGCATCTCTTTCAGAGTCTTTGCTAGTTCAGCATTTTGCCGTCTTAGCTCAGAAGCCTCTTGAGTTGCATGAGTCATCTTCGCCTGAGCACCTTTCATAGCTCGTTCTGCTTTTTCTAAAGCAGTCTCTAATGAAGATTTATCGCCGCTATCTTCTTCATCAGTCACCTCTTCCGCCAAGTATTCCGCCGTATCCACAGGTTCTATGGGGGCTTCTTGAAACTCTGTCTCTGGTTCTTGCTGGGTATCCTCTGCCGAGGGTCCAGCCGCAGCCTTTAACATTTGCTCCATCATTTCTTTGGCTTCTGCTTCTAGTTGCTCCGGGTCATTTCTTCTAGTCATAATTTTCCTACGAGTCCCGCTAAGGATGTTCGTTAATCAATTGCGGATAGCCGGTTAGGGGTCCGAGTTTTATCTAGAACGGCTTTCGCCGTATCCTCAAGATCAAGCATGAAGCGAAGTTCTGAAACTCGCCCTTGCTCAAACCGAAAATTCTTTTCGTCTGCTTGCTCTAATCGCTGCTGAGAGTCTTCTAACCTGTTACGCAACAGGTCCGAGACTAAGTCCCATTGGGTCTGGCTCCTGAGCCATAGGACCGCCTGGGACTGCTCCTGCGAGAGCTTGATTTTGGAGTGCTTGTTCAGCTTGTAATCTCTCTTCAGACTTAATAACTTCATCGGGATCAATATCTAATGATTGCGCTATATCGCGTAATAATTGATTCCGATCTACGAGTGCTGCGTCCATAGGGTTTGATACAAGCGACAAGAATTGGAGGAGTCGTTGTGATTGCACTTCCTTTTGTACGAGAGCAGTGCTACCTCTCGGGATGATCTTTAGATCACCCTTGGCTTTTTCATTAGTTCCAAACTCCATATTGAAGTGGAATAAAGCCTCTACCATCGGCTCTAACAAAAAATCATCTATATTCTTAATGGTACTTTTCAATGCCACGTTAGCAGCGCCCATTAACATAGACATGCCCGTTGCAGTTTTATTTAGGCTTTTGGTTTGTTCGCCATGTGTATAACTTGGCAGAGACGTAGTCTCATCAGCAAACCGTCTAAACAATTCAACAATCTGGTTAAGACCATTAGCGTTAGCTATGGGCTGATACCAGCGAACTGCTGGCATAGATCCGTCACCACCTTCACGCAACCAGACGCGCCAAGGGTGAATGTCTGTCGGGTCTTCCCCGGCAGCTAACAGATCTGTATTTACTTCAACCATTGGACCTGAACTTAACGCGAGGTTATCTATCCAGATTCTGGTTGCGGCATTCATTGTGACCTGAGAGTCACGCATCATTCGAGGAACACCTGTCCCCCAGAACTGGTGCGGGGAACGCTCATACGGAAATATATGATAAGGAACGTCATAGCCACCGATAGGGTTTAGCATGACCTTTAAAACTTTCCCGCCGCACATCCACACGCAAGAGGAGAAGTCTTCCGATTCATCAGCGTCTTCTGGCAACTCTATGCCATGCTCTTTCATCTCATATCCATCAATGCTGCCCCAATATTCTAGGACTTCAAATCGGTGAGACTCAGAATGCTCATGAATGCCAGCAATATTCCTGCGGGTCCGCTCATGATTTTCTTCGGTGTGGTTGCCGTTGCGGTTGTTCTTTAATAGGTACTTAACCATCGAAGCATCAAACCCCGGCAAATCCATCAGTGCTCTGAACTGTTTGCGGGTTAATACATGCCGACGAAACAGCCCATCACAATCCCTGAGAGATGTGCAATATGGATCTGGGTAAAGATCAAAAATTGAAACACTTTCCACCTCTGGCGCAGCCTGCTCTATTTGAGCTAATGCAAAACTTGTTTGCCCTGTTGTGGGGTCGGTCATTTTTGAATAACTTTGCTTTCGATCAATACGGACAGTGCCTGCCTTAATGGCACCACTTCCGAATATGCAAGCTTCCAGCATGCTTTCTTTTAGCTTCTGCTCTGCATTAGATTCTTGAAGTTGATCTTGAATAACCGTAGACATCTCTTCGGCTGCTTCATGCGCTATCTTTTTTTCAATATCCAAAAACTCGCCTTCAAGTTCTTGCATTCGTTGAGCAATCAAATCTTCGTTTTGAGATGGGTCCATGCCACTAGCCATAGCAATCTGCTGCGCGGCAGCTTCTCTGATCTTCATCATCTCCATTGGATCGATCTGAGGTATTGCTGTTGGCTCTACAGCGAAGTATGCATCGCCGTGTTGGAATAGAAGGTCGATGATTCTGCTGTAAGCAGCCATGACTTTAGTGCGGGTGAGTCCGACAAAAACTTTTGATCTAGCGCCAGACTCGTTAAGCCTTGCTAAAACGTCAGGCTCGTACATTCCCTGAAATTGACGCAGATCTTTGATCCACTGATTTTCAGTTTCTTTTCTAGCGTCTTTATATTCTTGAAATGTAGATGACAGGCGTGAGCCTAAGTTGAGTAACTCTTGCTCTTGCGCTCCGTCAGACGTTTCTATCACTTCAAACTGGACTTCACTCATCTAATATCCTGCAACCGCATCAATTGATTTGAAGCGTTTTTGAATAATATTTGCCCTTGGTCGGGGCATTGATGCAAGTCCATGCAAAGCAATAGCAAAAGCCATTACTCGGTCATCATAACACCCTGACTGAGAATTAAAAGACCCTTTATCATCAATGACATACGTCCGTAATTCGTTCACAAGCTCTTGATCCGCAATGCCAGATTCACCCTGTCTGAGTATCGCTGCAAGGTTGTCAATAATCAGCGGTTTGGTTTTTGAAGTAGTAAGAAAACCTCCGCGTTTTGTTAGCTTGTCACCGTAAGCATTGTCTACCGAGGACTCTACAAACAGGTTGGGATAGCTTATTTCCTGCATCCTTCTCAACGTAGTCAGTCCGTGGTTGTTACGCTCAACAATGACGTAAGCATTATTGAATCGCTGACCTAACTCTTTGACTACATTACCCCACTCAAACGGATCTATATGCCCGTGCCAACAAGCTACTTGCCTGCCTAACGAATCCAGAACCTGAGCGCAGGAGTAGTCTCCGTATGAAAGACCCTCCGCCACATCCACTCCGATACAATAAGATTCGTCTTGCGATGGTGGATACCACTCCTTGTAAGGACCGTGAGAGTGACTGGACAGTGCGCCGTTTCTGAAGTCCCCACGGAAGTCATGGGTGTAGCACTCTGACTCGGCACTTCTTAACACGGAGTCTTCAACAAAACATCTACCAGATGTAAGGAAGCTTTCTAAGGGGTTACTTGGATACTCTTGCTTGAAAAGGTCAGTGCCACCTAGCTCATCAATTTTTGCGCGGCGGAAACACAACTGGGCATCGCTGAGATTATACATCTGAGCAATCTTGTACTCCTCTGGAGTAGCCTCAAAATAAGGGCTTGGCTTCCTTTGGTATTCGGGCATCCAAAACCAAGGGACAAAACAAACTACCCACTCTGTCTCTCCGCGCAAAGACTTCATGCACTGATCATAGAACCAACCACCAGCACCGTTAGCAGTAGATTCTAGAATTACTTCTGAACCCTGACCGCCCACCGTTTGGAGTAAGCCAGCGACTATGTCCGCTCCCTGTGGATAGAAAGCTACTTCTGATCCATGAACAAACCTATTGGTCTGACCTCTACCTGTTTGAGTTGACCGGGCTGTACCAACTCTGTATCGGGAGTTGAGACCGTCAAATGCAAGCGTCTGCGCGGACTGCGATGAAAGAGGTGGCTTAAAAGCCGGGTGAGGTACATTTTCATAAAAATGCTTAACCATGTTGAAGATCGAGTTAGTCGATTCTGCAAGGTGTGATAGTACGAAGGCGTTGGCATTGCGGGTCTGAGTGATCCTCCAAAAGTATCGCCCTTCGACATAGGTGCTGATGCCTACCTGCCGGGCTTTTAAACATAAAGCTCTGATTCGACCAGTCTCTTCAAGCTGGTTTTCTAGCTGCTTGTGGACGGCTATCTGCCCAGGGTTTAGAACAAAGGGTCTAACCTCACCCTCTTTAGTAATTACTTTAAGAATTTTTTCGGCGTATAACGGGAAATCCGCTTTTAAAATTCTAGCGGCGTCTTCAATTTTCATTGTTTTTGCATATCGCCTTAGCCCAAAAAATAAGCATCTCAGTGTCTAGGTCATTTCGCATCGTGTTAACGCGGGAGCAAACCAGCCTTACATTGCTTTTGTCGTATCCAAGATTGTTGTCTATCCGGTCCAATGAAGCAGCAAACTCAAAGTTACTTGCGGTGTGGGTCATGTAAAGCCCGGTCACAGCGCAACTTCCCTTTTGCTCTTCCCAAATCTGAACTGCTTCATCCAGACTTAGAGAGAAGATAAGTCCCTTTTTACGAACGCGAGCTTTAGCAACTCTGATTCGACTCCTTAGATAATTAGGAAGGCTGTCCTCATCGCTCTTCTTTACGAGCTTCCATTTGCAACTTTCACAAAGGTCTCGATCAACTAAAAGTGATTCTAGAGTGCCGCAGTAGGAGCATTGACGATCTTTATCGTCCATTCTTTGCCTTCCGTTAGATACTCAAACAGCGCAACCGCAGCTTTGCTTTGACTAACAGCAACCGTGTCTCCCATCAACTCACACCCCAAGCCGATACAGCCTTGCACGTCTTTTGAAAAATTCGCGACGTGAATAAGAATATGAGTCCTGTCCGGGACATCCTTAATATGCCAAGTCTCCCCAAACCTAGGAGAGGTACGCCAACTCATCTCATACTCTCCCTCCGGGATGCAAGACACGTTTGGCTTGTTGTCCAGCCAAGGACGCTCAACAGTATAAAAAATATCACCGTCCAATCGGATTACGCCTAGAGTCGCGTTGGGGTGGTAGCAAAATCTTTCGAGAATAATCTCACCCATCTGCGGACTTCTTCTTTGCAAAAATCTTGTCGTAGTTATCAGAAAACTTTTTAGTATTTGTAGGGCGGCGTAGATCACCCTTGCTACCTAACTTCTCGCGATGGTCGCAACTCTTTTTCTTCATTTGTTCTTGTACCCCTTTTTAGGGGCAGGAGCTTTTTTTGACACCGGCTTTTTGTTCTTAGGTTTTTTGCTTCCATAGTTCATCGCTTTCTCCTTTGCTGCTTTGCCTAGTTCTTCTATATGGAACAACCGCCGACTTGATGAAGTGTGCTTCGCTCCTGAATGGACCTCTCCGTTTGGCATCTTATGAGAGCCGCCCTCATGTAGAGACCCGTCTTTGAAAAAATGTCCGACACCTTTCGCCATCTCGTTAACCTTATTTAGTTGATTTAGCCCCTGAGCATTTCCAACGCTTTCGGCTCAAGTTGTTAGGGGTGTTGGGGTCGTTCTGCTTTTCTTTCGATAACCGCTTCTTGATTCCCAGTGATCGAGCACAATACGAATTACCTTTGCCTGTTCCGGGCTTTACTCTTTTCCCGCCATCAGCAGCTTTGCCAGCTTGCCCGTAGGAAACACGTTTGCCTGACGCAGTAACCTTGACCTTGGCTTTACCCTTACGAGGCGTAGCCATTACTTGGGCTTCTTCTTCTTTGCAGTCTTAGCCGCGTTTTTAAAATCTTGGTCGGAAGGCGCACCAGCGTCACCCTTCTTCCGCATAGTGCGTCCTGATGCACGCTTCTTAGCTATGTTTCTATATAAAGACATAATACCCTATTGACTAATAAAACAATCTAATGATTATAAAGCACATATCAGCGTTATCAATATTTAACTTTGGGGTTGGATATCTGTGGAGTTTCAAACTCCTCCCTAAACGCCTGACAATAATCTGTTCCGTATATTTGGCATATGTACTTCATTTCCTTACAAAGGCACCATAAAAGGCACCACAAATATTACCCTGGGCAAATAACCCTATATAAAACAACAACTTACACAACTATATGGCGGAAGAGGTATCCGCCAAACCATGAGGTACTCTCATATTCACCACCCCCCTATTTAATTTGACTATGTTAGTGGGTACTTACTTACAACAGGTACTCTCATATTGACCACCCCCCTATGGAACAGGGTGCAATTTCACAACATTGTCCTTACCCGGACTGCGAAAAAACATCTGCACCAGAAGCTCCACATCTGCCCGTAGGACGTATGGAGTTTCCTCTATGGTGATCGTGTCAAGGAACGGTGCAACGCTCTCTAAGAAGCTGTCATCGCTCATATCAAGGTAATTCGCAGCAGTTTCAAATCTCATCATGTAATTATTCATAGTAGGTACTCTCATAAGCTATGCCCCCCTTGAATGGGGACGTGAAAATTAGGGCTGAGATCTAGAGATGTCCTACATGGAACCACATGCACGGCATGCGCCGCGATCCTCCATCTGCCACCCCCCCCCTCCCATGCATCTTGTTGTCGGTGCATTGTGGGTAGACACCACCTAGCCTAGGTCATGGTCGCTCAGTGTAAGTCACTGATTTCGCTGGGGTTTTCTTCCTGCTCTACAGGCAAACTGTCAAGATCTGCCAAGAAAGCTCCATCAAATTGGGTGACCTCGGTCTTTTCAGGGGCGTAGGCTCCGTAGACTTTGCCTAAGATCTCCAATGCCCGGACCCTTGTCGATTCGCCGTTCTCGCCATCGGTAGCTTCGGCTGTCAAACGACTAATAAGCCAATCCACTTTGCTCTCTTCATCTTTCATTATTTGGTCCCTTTTCCGCTTAATCGCTAAAGCTATGTGAGGTTTTGAGAGGTTCTCATAAGCCATCTCTCTTGCTGTCTTTTCGCTGTAACCTGCTGTCCTTGCAGCTTCAGCTCCATTGGCACAGCCAAGGAACGCGACAACAAAGCGTTCTTGTCTGTCGGTGAGCTTTCGCTCTTCTTCTACTACTGGTTGTTCTACTACTACTGGAGGGGTTGGCATTGAGGGGTTTCCTTTTTTCTTTTCCGCGCTAAAAAAAATGGGAGGCACTGGCAACTGCTGCGGCAAATAAAATCCACGCTGCCCGTTCAATGACAACGCCTTTGCCGCCTATTTTGATGACTTCGTCGCTCGTTTTTTGCCCCATCTGCTCAATCAAATCCAGCCTCAATTCATGCCGGTTAATTCGCTGTTCAAGTGAGTCTTGGCGTTCATCGATCCGTGCAAGGTCCGCCAAGGTTTGCTGCATCAAGTCCAGCTTGCTCTCGATTCGATCCAGCCGATTGTTCTGGTCCACGTTTTTAACCTTTAGATTTTTTTTTACATTTTCGCATGAGAAAAGCTTGCACGCCATTCAAATTCAACGTATAAGATCCTAACCGGGGTGAGATACACCCCTTTCATAGCAAGGATGCAACATGGATACACTTTTAAATTACCTCGAAGCAGCACGCGGCATTGCCGCCGTCAACCCAAAACACCAAAAGCTGGTCAACCGATTAGCGGTTGCTGACCGAAAAGTTGATTTTCACGTCGACGCAGCCGCTTTAGCAGAAGAAGGCAAAGGGTATGGAGAGTTCGATGCGGAGCAACAAGCCGCAGCGAAGAAGCACTTGCGAGCCGAAGAGAAGTGGTTCGGCGTGGTTCAGGAAATCGAGCAGCAATTGCCCAAGCGAGAAATTGCAAACACCTACAAGCAACTGCACGCCAACATATTTGCGGCTGGTCGCACCGACGATGAACTTAAAGAATCCGGGGACGATGAAATCACCATTCGCGTGACCAAAGAAGGCACTACCGCCAAGGAAGTTGAGTCTTACCTCCCAAGCAACTTCCGGGTCGACGCAACCGTGCAGAGCTGGATCATTGTCAAAGGCTTTGACTATGCGGGTTGGACTGCCGAGGGCTATGTAATTCCTCGCCTTGCCAGCGGAATGATTCGCGCCGTCATTGAGAGCAACCCCCGCGAGCGCTTGAATGATCGCCTATACATCGCCGCTGACAACCTCTTTGTCGCACCTGAACTCGATTACGAACAATCGCAATTTCGCCTCGAGTCAGCACGCTATGCCTCTAGCTTAAGAATGTTGCACAACCGACTCGCCAAGATCAAAGCCACCCTGAATTCGGATGGTCAGTTATGAAGACTTTAAGCCACCAACTCGGCAACGGCGTGGAATTGTCCGCGCATACCGGACCCGATGGAATCCGCTTTGTCGGATCTGCCACCGGGGAGCACTGGTTGCACCAAAGCAGCAGCCCCGCCCGAATCTGGGCGCATTGGCAAGGCTATTGCTCATCAGCCGAGCAGGCTTATCAGCGGCATTTGGATCGCTTGGATCGCTACCATTTCTAACTGATGAGTGCTGGTTGGTAACCAGCCGAAACGCCGCGAGGCGTCTTAGATAACCAACAAGGAACAGTCATGGTTCAGGAAATAATTGTAACAATCAAAAACCAATACGGCACAGAAGTAGTGTACCCAGTGTGCCAGCACGCAAAGTTGTTTGCTCGCATCGCCAACACCAAAACCCTTACGCTGGACGTGATCAGCACAATCAGAGCGCTTGGCATAGCCATCACAGTTGAGCAAAAGTCTCCGCTTGCTCTCGCCCTTGGAGGTGCCCGATGAAGATCAACTACAAAGAAATTAACGAGCAAATGCTCACCGCGATGCAAACGCACGGCGCGGATTGGATCAACCCGATGCGATCTAGCGTCCCGGTAGGCATACCCCGCAACGGGATCACCGGCAACCGCTACAACGGCGTCAACATTTGGCTGCTAGGACTGACTGAAAGCTACTGGGCGACCTACGCTCAGTGGGAGTCGAAGGGCTACCAAGTCGCCCCGGGATCGAAGTCAACGACCATTGTCTTTTTCAAGCAGACCAAGGTGAAGGATCGCGATTCGGGAGAGGACAAAACGATCCCGGTCATGAAAAACTTTCGCGTCTTTAGGTCTGACCAACTCGACCCAAGCGTCAAGGTGTTCGAGGAGCCTGAGAGAATTATCTACGCCGACGAAACTCACGCTAACGCAGCCGTAGAGGCTTGGGTTGCCAATACCGGCATCGAGGTCACAACGAACCCTGACGGCAGAGCCTTCTATTCGCCAATGCATGACCTGATCAGCATTCCTCCACGCGAAGGTTTCACCGCTACTGAGACCAGCACCGCCAGCGAAACGCGAGACTCTACGCTACTGCATGAACTCGCCCATGCCACGGGTCACAAGTCTCGACTGGATCGCAAAATGGGCAGCGGTTTCGGCTCCGATGGATATGCCAGAGAGGAGCTAGTCGCTGAACTGGCTGCGGCGTATCAATCCGCACTTCTAGGCGTGTCTGCCGCTCCAAGAGCCGACCACGCAAAGTACCTCAACAATTGGATCAAGTGTCTAAAAGACGATCACCGGGCGTTTTTCAGGGCTTCAGCTTTAGCTCAAAAAGCAGTGGAGTGGATTGAGAAACAGCAACCAGTGAGTGCGGAGGTGGCGGCATAGGTTAAGTCTTTACCCTACAGCCCATTCGGAATCAATGGGCTGGTGGGTGGAGATTTTTTCCCGCCAAAATAAAAATAAGGATATGAAATGAACAAACACGAAAAAGCATACCGGGCGCTCTGGATGGCCCAATACCAAAGCGCTCTCAGCCAGCGCGGCGACTACCAGCCGGGGCGCATTTGTTGGGAAACCGCGACTCACTTCTGCGTGTCTGGCAAAGCTCCAACGGCAGCAGCGAGTGAAGCCACTGACCCCTTCAAACAAAAAAACTAGGAGCATGCAATGCAACCAGCAAAACTAATCCCAGTAGTCGCCAAGACCCTGACCAAGACGATGATCGAGAAGGGCAACCCCGACTGCTTCGCTGAGCTAACCGCTCTGGCGCGACTGTTCGGCGTCGACTTCGAGTCGATCCCCAGCGGTGTTAAGCGCGAACTGCCGCTACGGTTCACCGATGGCACCGAGTCGGTAATTCGATTCTACCGAGTCAATGGCAAGGGCGGACGGAAAGACAAGCGGTACTCGATCCCTGCCGGTGATCTTCGCGCTCAGGCTGGGGTGGGCGACACCATCGCGTTCTCATTTGTGATCGACAACATGGGGCAGTCTGTGCTCTGCGTGAACGTCACCCGACAACCTGAACTGTCGAACCTCGCCAGCGATGACCTCGATGTCACGGCTTTGGAGGTGCAGTCATGAGTGACGAATTAACAATCGAAATGAGCTGGAACGTCGCAGCCAAATACATCGCTCTTATATTGCAAGACGGTGGCACCAAGGGAAAGCAAGCCGCCATTGAGGAGCTACATCGAATGGCTGCGGCTGCGGATCGAGCAGTGGCTGCTGAGAAGGCGTTACGGGAGG